TGAGATATGGCATGATGGCACCAACAGTAATATAAAAAATTCTACGGGTGATTTTCATATTCGTAGTGATTCACTCGTACTCAAAACAGCAGATAATACTGAAAGATATCTTAAAGGTGTTAAGAATGAAGATGTAAAATTATATTATAATGGCAATGAGAAATTTGCTACTACTGGAGTTGGTGTTACTGTATTCGGAAATACTGAAACTCAATCCTTAAATGTAACTGGTGTCTCAACATCTCAATCCTTAAATGTAACTGGTGTCTCAACATTTAGTTCTTTAATAGACGCTAACAATAGGTTAGATGTTGTTGGTGGTGCTAATTTAGATCAATTAAATGTTACTGGTATTGCAACTTTTGCCAGTGCTGTAGATTTAAATGCAGGTTTAGACATCGATGGTCAACTAGATGTAGATGAACTTGTAGTTGCCGGTGTCTCAACATTCTCTAATGCCGTTGATATTAACAGCACATTAGATGTTGATGGTGACACTCAATTAGATGATGTCAATGTTGCAGGAGTTGCAACTTTCAGTTCTCTGATAGACGCGAATAATCGTCTTGATGTTGCTGGTGGTGCTAATATAGATCAACTAAATGTTGCTGGAGTATCAACCTTTGGAGGTGTTTCCATCTTCAGTGATGATGTAAGAATTAGTGCCGGTGGATTGGATGTTGTTGGAGTGGCAACATTCTCTACCAATGTAAATGTTACAGGAACACTTGATGCCGGACTTATCGATGGAGGAACATACTGATGGCAAAACCAGCAAGCAGACAGGAATTAATTGATTATTCATTGAGGCAGTTAGGAGCTCCTGTATTGGAAATCAATGTAGATGATGATCAGATAGATGATTTGATAGATGATGCAATTCAATATTTTCAGGAAAGACACTTTGATGGTGTCGAAAGAATGTACTTAAAATATAAACTTACTGAAAATGACATTAATAGAGGAACTGCTCAAGTTGGTGGGACTAACACAGTTGGAATTGTAACAACCTCTGGTATTACCACTACTGTTAGTGGTATGACTACCACCACCAATTATTTTTACGAAAATTCTAATTTTATTCAAGTTCCAGACTCAGTTATTGGAATCGAAAAAGTATTTAAGTTTGATAGTAGCACATTATCAGACGGAATGTTCAATATAAAGTATCAGTTATTTTTGAATGATGTGTATCAGTTCAATTCAATTGAACTTCTTCAATATTCAATGGTCAAAACCTATTTGGAAGACATTGAGTTTTTATTAAGCACTGATAAGCAAATTAGATTTAACAAAAGACAAAATAGACTATACCTAGATATTGATTGGGGATCAGAAACAAAGGATACTTACCTGATTATTGATTGTTATAGAATTTTGGATCCAAATACTTTTACTAATGTGTATAATGATAGTTTCCTTAAAAAGTATGTTACTGCTCTCATAAAAAGGCAGTGGGGGCAAAATCTGCTGAAATTTAGAGGGGCAAAACTTCCGGGAGGAATTGAATTAAACGGAAGAGAATTGTATGAAGATGCTATGAGAGAACTAGATGATATAAAACAAAGAATGTCATCCGAATATGAATTGCCACCTCTTGATTTTGTTGGATAATTATTATGGTATTAAATTCTTATTTTTTACAGGGCAGCACGGGTGAGCAATCGCTCATGAAGGATTTGGTGAATGAACACCTAAAAATTTATGGAATAGAGATATATTACTTACCTAGAAAAATATTTAAAACTGATAGTATAATTAAAGAAATTCAATCATCTAAATTTGATGATCAATTTTTAATTGAAGCATATTTAAATAATGTTGATGGATATGCACCAGATAGCGATGTGATGACCAAGTTTGGTTTGAGATTAAAAAATGAAATAAATCTTACAATATCCAAAGAAAGATTTGAAGATTTTATCTCTCCATTTTTGGAGGGTATTTCATCCGGTATTAGAGATGGAGTGCAAGATGGTGATTTTACTTTTGGTGATTTAATTGAAAGACCAAAAGAAGGTGATCTAATTTATTTTCCACTTGGAGAAAGACTTTTTGAAATAAAAAGAGTAGAGCATGAAAAACCATTTTATCAGTTGGGAACACTCTACACTTATGATTTAAGTTGTGAATTGTTTGAATATGAGAATGAACTTATTGAGACTGGTGTCGATGAAGTTGATAATACTGTATCTGAAGAGGGTTATATTACAACAGTCAATCTCGTTGGAATTGCCGAAACTGCTACTGCAACAGTCGGAGTATCAAGTGGACATGTTTCCGAGATATTTTTAAATAATGATGGATCTGGATTTACTTCAGCACCAACGATTATTTTCTCAGATGCACCAGAAGGAGGGCATAATGCATCTGCGGTTGCAATTACAACTGAGAGAGCTAACGTTACTTCAATATTCAGAATTGAAATGACAAATGCTGGTGCTGGATATACATCTCCACCCACAATTACAATTGCTGGAGGAGGAGGTTCTGGTGCTGCGGCAACATGTTCTATTTCTACTACCTTCGGAGTTCAGCAAGTTGTGGTTGGTGCTGCCGGAACTGGATATTCATCTCCCCCAACTATTACAATTGATACTCCTCCTTCTGGTATTAATACTGCTGTTCTTAATCCGATATTTAATGCATCAATTGGTGCAGGAATTAATACCGTAAGAATATTAAATGCTGGCATTGGTTATACATCTGGACCAATAAGTTTGGAATTCTCTGGACCTACTACTGGTGTTGGAACTTTCTTCTATAATGAAGTAGTCACAGGACAAAGTTCTGGAGTTACTGCTGTTGTTAGAAATTATGAACCAGGAAGAAGAGTTTCTGCCGCAGGAACTATATCAGTTACTGGAGAAGCAATATTGAGAGTATCACTCAATACTGGTCAATTCTTTGAAGGTGAGACAATTGTTGGAGGTTCATCCACTGCTACATATATTGTAAAGACTCATGATCTAGATAGTTATGATCAGGCATTTGAATCTAATGAGGAAATTGAATTGGAAGCAGACTCTTTATTAGATTTTAGCGAGAGTAATCCCTTCGGAGAGTATTAATGTTAGGAACTTATTATTATCACGAAATAATACGAAAGACAATTATTTCTTTCGGAACTTTGTTTAATAACATTAATATTAAGCACAAAAAGTCTGATGGAACAATTCTTGATGATATTAAAGTTGGTCTAGCATATGGACCACAACAGAAGTATTTGGCAAAAATTCAAGAACAAGCAGAATTATCAAAAGCAGTTGCCATAACTCTACCAAGAATGTCATTTGAAATGACAAATATTCAGTATGATTCGACAAGAAAATCTGGTATAACTCAAACATTCAAAGCACAGGATGGAGATAAGTTAAAAAAAGTTTTCATGCCAGTTCCTTACAATATTGGATTTGAATTGAGCATTTTTAGTAAATTAAATGATGATGCTCTACAAATTATTGAACAGATACTTCCATTTTTTCAACCATCTTTTAACTTAACAGTTGACTTGATAAGTGCTATCGGAGAAAAAAGAGACATACCCGTTGTATTGGAAAACATTTCTTTCCAAGATGATTATGAAGGATCATTTGAAACTAGAAGGGCACTGATATATACATTAAATTTCACTGCAAAAACTTATCTGTTTGGTCCAGTTGCAGAAAGCACAGAAGGACTTATTAAAAAAGTCATTGTCGATCAACATTCTGGAACAAATACACAAACTGCAAAACGCGAAGTCAGATATACAGTTGTACCAGATCCAATTGATGCAGGACCAGATGATAACTTTGGTTTCACTGAAACTTGGAGAGATTATGGCGATTCTAGAGATCTCAGTCCAACAAGACAAACAGACCTGTAATATATCATGAAAAATAATTACGATGATTTAGATAAGGCACTTAATGTTGAGAGTAGCATTGTTGAAGTTGAAGAGACTCCAAAGTCTCTTGATGTTACTCCACCAAAATCATCTTCAAAACCAGAAGATGTCAAAAAGGATTATGACTATACAAGAGCAAATCTATATTCCTTAATTGAAAAGGGACAAGAAACTTTGAACGGTATAATGGAACTTGCCAGCGAGGGTGGAAGTCCTAGAGCATATGAAGTTGCAGGGCAAATTATAAAATCAGTTGCTGATACAACTGATAAATTAATGGAACTTCAAAAGAAAGTAAAAGAGGTTGACGAGGAATCTCCGAGTAAAACTAATAATGTTACAAACAATGCTGTGTTTATTGGATCTACCTCAG